GTATTCTAATATCTATCAATACATCGGGTTGTTGTTTAATATTGTTTCCATCAACAAATGTATCTAACAATTTCTTATGCCTTGGAACTTTAGGATTTAAGTGATTTCTTGGAGTATTACCCCACTTGACATCAACACATTTAATATCTAAATCATCTCTGTCCATTATGGAATAAAATATTGACCTTGCGTGATCTCCATAACCACTACGAGTATTAAAAGGTGCAATCATTAAAACAAATTTCTTCATACTGTCTCCATAGTGTAACGGCCTTTAGGTTTCCAATTATCAAATGCCCCATTCATGGATTTAATAAAGTTCTTACCCATTTCTTCACTTGTCATTTGATTTTCTTTACAGAACTCAGTACCCAATGAACCAAGTCTTTTTCTTTCTTCTCTACCTAAATCATAAAATTCACGTAGACTTACGGCGGCATCTTCAGGATTACATCTATCATCCCAAATATAAGGTGTCATTGGTGAACCCTGTAGTGATATTGAAGCTGGATATACTGGTTTTACCCACTCACCATGAGTTTTGTATTTACCCCTATGATTAGTACCCAATTCAATATAATCTTCGGCAGTTAATAATTCCCCATCATCATCTCTAAATCCACATTGATCCTGTAGTCCACCTGTAACATTCACAATAATCGGTGTACCAACCGTAAGAGCCTCAGCACTACCTAATCCAAATCCTTCATTGGATGCCAAATTAACATAAACATCAGATGAATTGAAAAGTAAATTCATTTGTTCATCACTAAATGGTCCACTTTTATCATAAGTAAAACATATATCATAATCAGGACACAAATGTTTATGAACTCTTGGCAAATCAGTTCCATTATCATCTACTGGAGCACAATGGAATATCAATACACATTCATCTCGTTGTTCTGGAGTTAATTCATCCATAAAGTATTTATAAGCCAATAATACATCATTCGGTTGTTTTCTACGAATATTTCGATTACTATAGAGTATTTTATACTTTTTATCCGATAATCCAAATTGTTCATCAAAATCCATCAACTTGACATCATCATCTTGAACTTTATGAAATCTTCTGTTAGAAATACCGTGTGGTACAAATGTGGTTTGCCAATCTGCATACTCAGGCAACAGACGATTGTTAATTCCATAGGTTTGTTTAGATATTCCCATTAACAAATCACTACTTTTATAATAATTTGTATTGTATTGTGGATCTGGTAAATCATCCCAAATGTTATAATAGAAAATTGGAATATCCCTACGAATTTCTGCTTCCATATTATAAAACCAAATCCAAAAACGAGGATCAGTATAATGTAATATGGCATCAGGTTTCTCTGCCGCAAGTATTTCTCTTAATATATCTTCATTACCATAACCATCAACTGGATAAATTCTCAAATACCCATCTTTAATCCCAAACTCTTCAAGACCTTTAGACATATCAACAATCTTACCTTGTTCAGGATGTTTTATTGCTCCACCAATCTGTACCCAATCATATTCATTTAATGTCTCAAACACAATGTCTTTAGATACAGTAGCTACACCACTATGCATCCTCAAGTCATCTGACATTAGTAATATTTTCTTTTTAGCCATTTAAAACCTTCTTCTTATTTTTCTTAAAACTTGTATCCGTAAAGTATTTTATCAAAACTTTAAGTTTATCATCATATTCAGTAATTATCTCTAATTCATTTTCAATCGTTTCTATAATATTAGAATGTTCCCCAACTCCAACTGTATTTTCTAGCATTATTTCCACATTAACTTTATGTGTAGAAATAGCACTCTCAAATTTCTTTATAAGAGCATCAATAATATCACTTCTTAGTTGCATCATTAAAACTGACTCCCACTTGCATATAGTTTATCATAAGTTTCTATTTGTTCTTGTATAGCGTTGTCGTGAATATACCGATGAACTGAACGATTGACTAGTTTTTGTAAATTCATTGAAGAATTAACAGTTTTGAATTTAAATTGCTCATATAAACTTTTTATTATTTTAACTGACGTTAATTTTGTTTCTTGTTTCATAACCTTACTACTCTTTTATATATATATAAATATAAAACATTAATCAATAACAAGTGTTTTTTTTCCAAATTTCTTAGCATAATTTATTGTAGACATAGAACCATTTGATTTTATTCCCCTTGGAATGAATGCCACAACGTATTCTGAATGAATTGCTATCTGTTTATTACGAGCAAAGAAGTTTTTAACACTATAGGGTTTACTATAATTCCTCGCATGTAGTGGGCAATATAAATTATGTGATTTATGTGCCGGTGGATATTCTTCATATTGTAATCCTAATTCAAGAGCATATTTCTTAGCATAAAAGTCAGCGCCTTCTGGACATCCACCACTAACTATTATGGTATCTGTTCCTTTATCATTCTTTAACTTAAAGATAAATTCTTTAATCTTTCTTCGGTTTTCGTATTTACGACTACCGACAATACCTACTTTTAAAGTTTCTTGCCCCATTTACAATGCTCCGTATTATAAAATTCACAAAACTTACAGGCTTTACCTGGTGAGGCATTATACTCTCTGTTAGTTTTATGGTTTCCTTCTTCATCATAGATAGCCTCACGAAATTCTGTGAATGCCTTCATTGTTTTATTAACACTTGGCTTCCCATTAGATGGTTCAAATCTCTGTAATCTACTGATTGGAAAATCACTTTGTTTTGCTATCTTTCTCTTTAGTATCAAAAATTCTACCGTTATCTTATCCAACGGTACATTGAATTTCTCCGAATAAAATTGTTTGTAAAGTAATAATTGTGCTTTCTTATAAAAGTTTTTCTTATGGAAATCCGTCCAACTTCTGGTAGATGTTTTTAAATCAATAATAGTAATTCTACCTGATACTTTGTTTCTTATGACTACATCAAGATAACTCTTTAATTCTACATTCTTTTGTAGTTCCATGAATATCGGCAACTCAATACCGACTAATTCATAGTTCTTCTTCATGAAGTACTTACCGCGGTGTTTTCTAAAGTGTTCAAGTATAGCTAAACCATCTTGGTAAAACTCAATCATATCATCTTGACTACAGGGTAAGGTTTCTTGGTTTTCTTTTATCTTTGTAAACTCATTCATCATCTCTTCTTTTAATCGAGACTCCATATTAAGTTTATCAGCGGCTATAATAGAAGTGCCATACATAACCGTGAGATATTCTTGTATGACGGTGTGGCAAGCTGATCCGAACAATGTATGAATATTACCTGTAAATGTTCCTAACTTATCTATATAACGAAGTTTCCATTTAAGGTTACATTCGTTATAACTTACAAACTGACTATGTGATACGTGTCCCATTATATTATCTCGTCAATCATACCATATTTTAAACAAGTATTAGCATCCCAGAATAAATCATGTTTCAATATTTTATCTAACTTTTTCATTGGAACTTTGGTATATTTCTTATACACATCCTTAATGGTTTTCATCATTAAATCAAGATTCTGTTTCTCATCTTCAAACTCAGAATACTTTCCCCAAAATCCTGTCGATAATTGATGAATCAACATATACGAATTTCTACTCATATATCGATGATCACCAACTACAGAAAGGAATGTGGCGGCACTTGCACAAAATCCATCTACATAAGTATGTACTGGAACTTTTGTTCTCAATATCGTATCCATTGATGAAATACCAGCAGTGATTGAACCACCACCTGAATTTATCAATATTTTGAGTGTAGGTGGGTCTATATCTAAAGTATTTGACAATGTTATACTTTTACTTTCTAACTCACCCACCTTTTTATTTAATTCTACTGCACTCTCTCTACTGACACCAGCGTAGTAATAAATCCTATTTTCATGAACTGCTATATGCTTTTCTGGTTTACCACCATTCACTTGTATGTCTTTTTTCGTGAGTACTTTCTTTTCACCCCAATATTTTTCGTTCATTATTTACCCCATTTTCCATTTTTTACGATTGTTGCCATTATACCATAATTAGACATATCTAAATATGCATCTGCCATTGGCTCATCCGTATTCTCAATATCGTTCATTATCATTGTTTTTAATCTCTGGCATTTGTCATTAATCCTGAACCAGAGTCCAGTAAGAGATAGCTTTATATCTTCTTTTGTTTGTAATTGTGTTCCAACAGATATATTACCTGGCCCATATGATTGCTGTTTTTGACAGAACAATTCATACTGCTCTCTTTGTAATCGCTTGAACTCTTTAGTCATCTCAGGCCATTCCCGTTCCATTTGTTCGACTACAGAAAATTCTTTTCTTTCTGGATCATCGGCGGGATCTTTAACTGTTTGTTCAATTTCTCTTTCTTTTATATTCATAACTTTTCCTATTTTATGATTAAGTGTGATAATTGTATTGCTATAATGATAACTGATAAAATTAAGCTGATTATAGTTCTGGTGTCGGGTACTTCATGTAAAACCAAATAAGTCAATATGGTAAAAACTATTGTAGCCATTCCAAATCCAATTGGTCTTACGTACCAGTAATTTCCAAAATATTCATAATACCATTTAGTTCCATACCAAAAAGCAAGACTAATTGGAATTCCACCTAATATAACCCACCACATACTTTTTGCCCATTCATATTTAAACTGACCTTGCATATGAAACCAAGCCCATACATGACCTAATAATGATATACCCAAAGCCATCCATAGCTTACTCATCTAATTTTCATCTTCTTTATTTCCTTATCGGATTTTCCAAACTTTTTCACTAACAATATTAACTCTTCTTTTGACATCAAATCATAATATTCAGCAGCCTGATGTTTACTTATTTCAAAATACTTCATTATAAAAGGAACAACTGAATCATTTGTCCTTTCTTTCTTACCACTCAAATACTTTAAGTAAGTCTTTTTCTTTGGTAGTAAACTACAATAAAATTGATACACGGCTTTATGTGGCATAACTTCTATCGTGTACTTTTGAAAATGATTTACGAAAGGTAAGAAGTCCTCACCCATACTTAGATAACGATTTACCATAAATGGACTAAACTTCTTTTTGTCGGCATCCGAAAAGGAATCCCAATCTCGTTTACCGACAAATAGTTCATTAATCCAACTAAATAAGTTCATTTATCTCATTTAATGGTAGTATCTCACCGCAATTTCCACAATTAAAGACTTGAACTGGTGCTATAACTTCTTGACCAGTTGGTGACATAATTGCTGATATTTTCTTTATAACATATCCCTGAATGAAAATCTTGTTATTACATTCTAGACAAGTCATAGTTTCTGCTTTTTCCAAATCTACCTGAACTTGTTGTTTTGGTAGTGGTTTTTGTGGTTTTAAACTCATTTTAATTTCTCCAATATGCTTGATACGGTAGCAATAAAGTTAATTTCCTTATCCACTACTAATACGTCTTGATAGGCACCCTTTGATATTTCTGATATAACATCAGGCATCTTATCACTTGTTATGTTTTCAACTTCATCATAGAGAAACCTAAATAATTCCGTGTAGTCACTAAAACCACTATCCGCAATCAATTTACGAATTGCTCTGATATCAGAATTATTTTTAATCATCTCTAAAAACTGAAGTTTAAACTCATTATGTAACATTCCGTCTTTGTCAATCTTCAACTTACCATCTATTGACATTCTCTGTAACTCATTGATTACCCTTCGTAAATCAGGATAACCTGCAGTTACCACGAGTGCCAAATCATCCAAGTCAAAAGATATGTTCTCTTTCTCCAAGATAGTCTTAGCGTGAAGAGCAACTTCTTTCTTACTTGGTGGTATTATTTTGTAAGTTTGACAACGACTCTGTATAGGATCGATAATCTTTTCCACATAATTACAAGTCAAAATAAATCGACAATGAGCAGAAAAGGTTTCCATTAGATTACGTAGAGCTGGTTGAGCAGAATTTACATTTAAGTAATCGGCCTCATCAAGTATAACTATTTTCATTGGTTTGAAACCTATTGAAGAAGCAAATGTCTTCAATTTGTCTCGAACCAAATCTATGTTTCTTTCATCCGATGCATTAATATATAAATAGTCACACTCAAGATTATTAACAATAATCTTAGCAAGTGTGGTTTTGCCACCACCAGCTCTACCATATAGAAGTAAATGTGGGACATTTCCATCATTTATAAACCTCTCTACTTTTGATTTAAGATGTTCATTACCAACATATGTTGATAAATCTTGTGGTCTGTATTTCTCAACCCATAATCCATGTGATTCCATATTAAACCTGTTGTGAAACTAACCAATATTTAACATTGAAGTCATCAACGTTAAACTCGATATGAGCCAAACCTTTATCACTAATTTGAAGTGTTGCTTTTGAACACTCTTTATTAGCATTTAAAAGTTCTTTAAACAGATTAGCATTAAAGACGATTGAATCCGTCATATTAACCGCACCACTTTGTGCCTTAATACTAATACGATTTGAATTAATATCACTATATCCAATTACAAACTCAACTCCACCATCTACTGGATTAATAGCAAATGTATCAACATCAGCCAAAGCACCTTTACCACGAATGAATGAATTGATAAACTGACTATCGATATTCACAAGTGTATTGAACTCAGGTATGTTCTTTAATTCAGGTACATCTGGTATGACACCAATAGCAGCCAAAACATAATCAGCTGAAATAACTGAATCTGTTAGGTGAAATGCTACTGGTTGTTCATCATCACTTGGTGGTGTTATTAAACTGAAATCAATACTATCAGCTAAAGTACCTAACATCTTTGACAACAATGGTGTGTCATAAACACCCACTTCAAACTCTGGTAAAGTTTGTTTTGACAAAGTTAATTCACCCAATAAACTTTTGTCTGGTGAAATAAACCTAGTGGACAATGTATCTCCACTTGATTCCCATTTGACAGAATTTACATTTCCGCCAAGATTGTATTTTTGGATAAAAGTATCCAATACTATTTTATTCATTGTTACTACTCCTATTATGTGTTAATATACGAATTTTTTTCATTAAAGTCAATCAAAAAAACCTTTCAATTGAAGTTTTTTTTACATCACGATAATTTATAAAACTAAAAGTTCCTTTTTTTGCCTGTTCTCCAAATATCATTATAGACATCGGCAACCACAATCCTCTTGGCTCATCATTAAAATTTACCTCTCCATTTATAAAACGGATTTCGGAATGTGGTGCTACTTCTGCCCACCATTTAGTATTACTACGAACTGGTATTAAACAAACTTTAGTTCCACCGTTGTGGATAGTTTCAATAAATGCTTTTCTAACCCATTTATTTAAATCTCTACTAAAAGGTGGATTCATCCAACAATTACCACCCCAAGCTTTTGTAAGAGCATTATCTTCTTTAGTCCAATACTCAGGTAATTTATGATTTAATTTACTAGCACAAACATCCCTTGTTAATTCAAATTCTTCTATCAATGGATTAACTAAAGCCAACGGAGTGCTATACTCTATACTCTTACTTTCCCCTACTACTTCTGTACCCATCAAAAAAACCTTTCTATTGAAGTTTTTTTATCAATGGGCATATCCCACTTCATACTCTCATAGAATAACTCTATTTTCTTCTTTAGGGCTTTATCAAACAACTTATCCCTATCTATATACTGAGCAATAAAATCCATAATCTCTTTAGGATCATCATAACCCTTGTAAGCTATGGCATCGATATTAAATGGATTGTCTTTCAAATATACCCATTTGATTTTACTACTATTTCTAATCTGCTCATGATTATTGACTTTAAAATGTTTTAATAAATCATTATAGATAACTGATGCCTTAACGTGAACTGGCGCACCCTTTTCCATTTCGGTAAACATAGACTTACCTTGAAACCCAAGTTTTGTCTTTTTCTTCGTGTATTTCTTTATACCCTTGACACCACTTGGTAAAGATATGTTTGTAATATCGTGGTCATTTAGACTCTTTTTAAAATCCAAAATAAACTCATCAATTCTTTCTTTATCGACTTTAGCCAATATAGCTTTCAATACCTTTGTCATAAAATCACGAAATGCGGGTGGGAATGAACTTCTGACAATATCCAATCCCTTAACATCAAGTTTTTCACATGGAACACCGCCATCGTTAATAATCCATTGACCATATCTTTTCTTGGTAACCCAAAATGCACTCTTGGCAATCATCTCTTGTTTAATCTCAAAACGATGGTCGCCTTGAATATTCAAGAAGTTTTTAGCAAAGTAATCATATGACTTATTAATATATGTTTGAACCTCTGAAGCAATATCAAGAATTTGTTCTGTCATAAACTTATCATCAGTTGTATCGGCATTTGGTAATCTGTTTTTGACCAATGGTAAAGCACTATAGAATACCGAATCAGTATCGGTATAAATACAATAGTCTTTATCATCTTTGAGTATTTTATTATAATAATTATTCGTAACCTTTTCGGTAAATTGAATCAACTTAACGCCAGTAGTCGTAGTACCCGCAGCATTGTCAATATCATAAAATCTAAATACTGATAATCCCAATACTCCATATAAACTATTAAGTAGAATCTTTTGAACGTGTTGTCGTCTGTTGAAATGACTACTTAATTCTTCATCGCCCCCTTTACCATATTTTTTAGACAATGCTCTATATTCAACTCTTTCATTAAACCACTTTTCCAAGATAGCAGGTATAACACCTTTCTTGGATAAATCATATATGACTCCATTGGATGATATTGAAACATTATTTTTATTGAAGAAATCTTTTAACTCTCCATTACTGAATCGTCTAATTATCTTACCATTCTTTTCTACAGAATATGTCTTTGTAACTCCTTTGATAAATTCTTCCGCATCCCAACCATTAATCTTACCTATTTTGGTTTCGGGAGACATATTTAAACTCATAATGATTGATGGATACATAGAAGTCAAATCCAAATCAAACACCCAATCATAACAACCAGGTTCAGGACTCTTCACGTAAGCACCACTATATCTACCTTCCGAACCATCATAACTGACATCATGGGCTTTACTTGGAGCTACTAGATTTAAACTTTTTAAATAAACTAACATCGCACCTTCAATATAACGAGAACTGAAATAAACCTCTTCATAAGGTATCCTACCTAAATGACATACACCTTTTGCCAAGTCTATTAATTTTAGTTTGTCATCGAGAGCCTTGACAATCTTAACATCATTCAAATTATACTCAATAAACTTGTCAATGTCATCTCTATATAAATCATCTAATGTGCCTTCATACTCAACCTTACCAATTCCAACCTCAATAGTTCCAATATGGTCTAGCCTATAACTTGATTGTTGAGTAAAAGTAAACTTTCTATATAAATCCATATAATCTAAAGCACTAACACCAGCAATACGATACATCTTTTTGTTTGGATTGTACTTTACAATTTGAATAGGTGAAAGAGCATTAGCAAACTCCTCACCCAATACTTTAGATATTCGATTGTATAAATAAGGTACATCAAAACCATTTATATTCCAACCAGTAATTACAGTTGGTTTGACACTCATCCAATATCGTAAAATACTTTTTAATAACTCGGACTCGGATTTAAAGAACTGAATATCAACATCATCCTTTACTTTATTTTGACCTTCACCTAAAACATAAACTACATACTTTTCATCGTGTTTAGTATAAAATGCTACTGAAGTAACTTTGTTATTGGCTTTTGTTGGTTCAGGAAAACCATCCGTAACCTCTACTTCAATATCAAAAAATAATTCCCTATGGTCTTTAGATGGTTCATCTGAATCTAAATATCTATCTAAAAGTATTCGTGTATCTAATGGTATATCTGACTCAAATACTCTGCCTGTTTTAAAATCTTCTTCTGTCCAATACGTTACTTTCTTTAACTTATCACCATAAATGGAACGATACTGACCACCACCATCTCTGACATAAGCATAATTCTTAAATATAAAATTTTGGTAACCAGCTACATCATCCCATAAATGAACTTCAACTTGATTACCACCTCTCTTTTCACACCAGATATTTTGATAAATAACTAACCTCTACATTTATGTCTGTTAAAATTGTTTATTGACCTTAATATACAACTAAAACCATATATAAGTCAAGTATTAATTACATATTGTTTGAATTAATTTTTAAGATACAGCACAAGGATTATCCATATAAAACAACCTCACAATAATCATTATTACAAAGAAAAATCATTTAGTTAGCAAAATCCTGGTCGTCATTATCACCCGTCATTGGAACTATTTCACATACATCATTGTTACAAAAAACATCTACTTCTGCTTCTTCGTGTTTGATAACTCCAAATGATAACTTACCAAGTTTTTTAATTTGTTTATTATATTCTTCCTCTGTTATTGCTTCGTATGGCATTTGTTTATATGCTCCTAATTCGTGTCTTGGTAATAACGATATGCCCTTTAATCTATATTGGAAATAATTTAAAACGTGTGGTAATTCATCTGCTTCTGTTTCGGGGTCAAATGTAGCAGTACAACTAACTTGATTATCTGCCCAATGTCTTTGAAGAAAAGCGGCTAAACTGAATTGTTCCCAAATCGAAAGTTCAGCCGCTGTTCTTATACCCTCTCCTACGTCCACAGGAACCTCTACCACCATTGTTGTATCTTCCGAACCAAAAGCTGGTTCTAATTTATAGTTAGCTTTTCTTAGTGGTTCTAATAATTCTGAATGCTTGGATAGCCTCATTCTTCTTATGTAAAATCTAGATTCCGGATAGTGCATTCCAGGTGTTGCTCCTACCAAAAGTGAAACCGTTCCACTTGGTTTAACTGATGTGGTTTTTATTGATTTTGGTACTGCTAACCAATCACTATATTGCTTATCCCAATCTTGTATTGTATTATATCCACTTTCTAACCAAGTTCTTAATTCTTCCATTCCAT